CATTTCTTGACAGAAATCAAGCGTTACCATTTCACCGTCTTTGTAAGTGTAGTTCTTGGAATAGTAGTAACGAACCTTGTAAAGTCCTGTGTCTTTTTCTTCGCTCTTTTCGTCGGGCTTTGCGTAACCGCGAACACTCATAAATTCAGAACGGAACTTTTCTTCGTCTTCTGGGTTGGTTACTTCTTCGTCAGATAGCAATTGCCATTCTTCTTCGTTGATGTATTCAGCCTTTTCGCGTAAGTGTGCAAGCCACGCTTCGCCTTCTTCCTTGCTTATCTTAACAACCGCATCCTTCTTCTGCGCAACTACTTTTTTTTTTAATTCGATTGTTTGCGTTGTTGGTTCAACTACAACTTCGTCGAATGGCGAATTCATTTCGATGTTTACATCTCCCAAAATTGGAGTGAATACACGCTCGATAATTCTTTGATATGGCTTGATTACTTGATTGTTGAATATCTCTAAACCTACCAACATTTCGTCCTTATTAGAACCGAATCCTGTTGTGTCGCGTATGCCGTGAATCAAAGGTGAAACAACGCGGTGTCCAACCATAATCTGCTTCGCTGTTTCTTCTGACAAAAACTGATATTGTTTGTCCGCATCCGATAAAGGAAACGCTTCAATCTGTGGTGCGCGTGTTGGGTCTTCGTTAAACGTCATCAAGAACTTACCAGCGTTATTCGCACCGCTCAATCTTGTTTCCCATTCGCGACGAATAGCCTCACGTTCTTCTTTCTGTGGAATACCATTCAAGAAGTTAATGATGAACGAAGGGAAAAGACCATTCAAGATATTATTGACGTGGTACAATCCCATTTGATAAGACAACTCGATGTAATTCAACGCTCCGAAGTAGTCAGGTTTAGGATAGTAAACACTTCCTGCGCTCATTCCGTGCGCGTAAATAACTTGTCTTGGTTGCTCTTGTGCAAGTGAAGGGTTGAAGGCAGGAATGAACTCTGGCTTTCCTTTCTTACTTCTTGTATTCGCCCAATCTTTCGAATAGAAAATTCCTGTTACATCGTCTTCGTCGCGATCGTAAGCCAGACGACAATTTTCAAAAGGCAAGTGATTGATTTGTACTACGCGAGTGAAGTCCATTGACCAAATAATCTCAGCGCAAAAAGCACCTTGAAGTTTTAAGTCGAATGCAATTCCTTGTAAAGCGTTGTCGAGAATCGTTCCTGTACCTTGTCCTTCAATCATAAACGCGATTGAGTTCGTCAATGCGTTGTGTATTGGTGAGTTGTGGTATAAGTTGATTAAGTGCTGAGGGAATAAATTGTTTTGACCATAGTCAATCCAACCGCTTCTATTTTCTTTTTCAATCGCCTCAACAGGCTCGTATTTTGAAAGTAAAATTTCTTGTATGTTACTCATTTTAATAGCCTGTATAAATTACATCGACAGGAATTGTCGGTGTTGAAACGTCAAAGTAATTTGTTCCGTTAGATAAAATCATTAACCCTTCCTCAACCTTACCAACAACGGAAGCGTCGGTAGGGTCTGTATTTGTGTCGCTGTTTTGTCCATACACTTCGTAATGATAACGTCCTGCATCGAGCAATCCAACGGTGGTAAGTCTTATTTTTGTAACACGTTCGTTCTCGTTTATTACGACAACTACTTGCGCGAGTTTTTCACCTGTCATTTCGTAAGTCATAACAAGTAGATAGTGCGTAAAGGCAACATTGAAATACTCACGACCTTCGTCTAACGAAAGCCACGCGTATTGATTCGCTGTATTTGTGTTTAGGTAAACCATTCCCTTTTTCCTTTACGATAAAATTACAGCACAGAGGAGCGCGTTGCTCCTCTATGTGTAAAAGTTTTTTATTATGCTACCAATGTTGAAGGCGCACCGTCCAACAAGTAAGCACGCTTTGCAGCCTCGTGAGTGAAGGCTAAAGTGAAGCCGTTCATATCACCCAATGCTGTTCCTGTTCCTGCTGTTGAAGTAGAAAGGTCTGCACCATTCTCGTATCCAACTGCCCACCAATTTCCGTTAGTATCTAAAACGAATACAATAACGCGAGCAGTAGCAACTGTTTGCAATTCTAAACGCTTAGCCGCGCTTAATTTGTGCATCATTACGTTAACAGTCTGAGTGTAAAACACCGTTCCGTTGTCTCTGTTGAAATTGATTGTTTCTTCGAATGATCCTGTTTGAGTAGGTAATTCGTAAGTGAACAAATCTCCACTTGTTGCTCCAGCAATTGCTGTTACAACTTCCGATGCATCGAAAGTGAATCCTGTTACTATTGCCTTATCTACTAAAACAATTTGCTTAATGCCACCGATGCCATCTTTGCAATCGAGTGTAAATCCTGTACTTAATTCACAAGCCATATTGTTATATTTTTATTAGCACAAAAGAGGAGCGACTTTTACATCGCTACCTCTATTCGTGCAAGGGTTGGTTATTTAATTAGGCAGTGTATTGGTAGAACGCGATTTCGTTTCCGAATCCGTACTGAACACCTGCGAAGAAAGAAGCTGCGAAACGTACGTTGTCAGAAAGGTCGTATTGGTACATATCCAAAACTGCAACGTTGTTCCATTGGTCTTTCAAGTTAGTACCGAACCAAAGGTTTGACTTTTGGTACATAGCCATTGTGTCGTCAGACATACCAGGACACTCGATGATTTCGTACTGACCGTTCCAAGTCATCTTCACTTCCTCACCTTGATACAAGTAAGAACCAGAACCAAGACCAAGAACTGCATTTCTGTAAGCCTCAGCAACGTTTGAAGAAACTGCGATTACAGGCTTCTCAGTAGCGCGACGAACCTTGATAGGACAAGCAGCAACAAGACGCTTCATCTCGTCGATTACGTTAGTGTCGTCAATAGCAACTGGAGTAGATACGTCGATAACGTCACCATCAGCCAAGAACAAAGTTTCGAAACCTGCGTACTCGCCTGCTGTTGCGTTAACACCCTGCCAAATCAAACGCTCGTTGTTTGCAGCCATTCCTGCTAATACGTTAGCGATTAAAGCGTCAGTCAATGAAGCGTGAAGGAATCCGTCTTGTTCTGCTTTCGCTTCCCAATCTGCTAAGAAATCTTTCTTACAAAGTTGTCTGTGGATTTGGAATTTCTCCAAAGTCAAGATGCGCTCAGTTAAAGTAACTGTTCCTGTTGGAGTGAAGTCACAAGTCGCGTTTGCGAAAGTAACGTTGTCAACTAATTTGCGAACAACTTGTTTGTACTCGATGTTCTCTTTGAAAGTAACTGCTGCAAGAGACTCGTTACTCAAAAATGCAGCGCGGATATATCCTGCTGCTTCTTTACCAGCATACGTGGTAGTTAGTGATGTTGTAGTAGGCATTTTTTTATTTAATTATTTTTTATTTTTTAAGATTGAATAAGAAACGCTCCTCTGCGCTCATCTTATGATAAGGCTTTGAAGCAACTTGTTTTGCTTGCTTTACTTCTTTGATAGAAGGCGCAGCAGGCTGTGCGCTTAATTTTGTTACTTCGCTTGAAAGTTCTGCGTTTGCTTTCTTCATTTCAGAAAGTTCGCTTTCAAGTTTTGCAACTAACGACAAAAGTCCTTCAACTTCTGCGCTTAGTGATTCGTCAGCAACAACTTCGGTAGATTGCTCTTCCTCAATTACTACTTCAACCTCTGGAGCTTTTTCTTCTTCCATTGGTTTTAATTCAGTCACAAGACCACCCTCAACAACAACAACAATTCCTTCTGCTGTCTTGTATTCTCCGTCCGCGATTACGACCTCGTTGCCGTCTGCGTCTTTTCCGAATACACGAACACCAGCTGCCCAAGTGTCGCTGTCTGAATAGATACTTGTTCCGTCCTCTAGGATCGCTTCAACCATTTGCTTCACCTCAACTACTTCTTCAGCAGAGAGAGAAACATTGTGCTTTGCGAATAGAGCGTTTACTTTTTCTCGTAAATTCATAATTCTGTTAATTGTTTGTTTGATGTGATAATATAAAAAGGTGTACATTTGTTTCATAATTGATTTTTTTAGTTCAATTTTTGATTTTTGGTTTAGGCGGAGGGCGTGATTTCCCTCCGTTTTTTTTAACCCAAAGTATCTAAAATCGCGTTCAATACTTTCAATTCGTCTTCGTTCAATCCGTACGTCTTAAACCCCATTTTTCCGCCCTCGTTCGTTATCTTGGTGAGCGCGTTGAGAAACAGGGTAGCATCGTCGTTGTACAATTCGACCTTTAAGAACCCCCCTGCTTCGATGTTCATTACTTGTTCGGATTATATGCCCAATTCATAAGGCTGATTGTGCGCTTACTTCCGCAAACGTTTCCATTGCTGTCTTCTAAAATATCACCTGCGGTATTCTCGCGCATACGATTGATGAAAGCAATTGTCTTTCCTGCGTCTTCGAAGTGTTTGTTTGTCCAATCCGCTTTGTTCGTTTGAAGCAATTCAAGATTTCTTTCGATAGGTGAACGATCAAGAGAAGCCAACGTTGAACATTCTGTTTCGCTCCACGCTTTTAGTTCTGAATAGGTCATATTCACCGCGCTCATATAATCGTCGTAGCGCGCTTCAATTTCTTCTTGCGTGGCTAACGTTAGCAACTGCTCCAACTCTTCAATTAAGGTGGGTTGTTGTTCGCTTAGATACATTTCTTTCGAAACTCCAAATCTTCCTTCGATTGAAAAGCCAAGAACCTCTTTGTTTTGAATCTGTTGTTTCACTTCTTCGTTCTCCACTTTCATGCAACCGAACCAAGTTCCTTCTGGAAGGTCAAACCCGAAGTTCTTCGACTTGTCATTTTCACCTTCGATTATCCACGTCTCAACAAGGCTCACTCCGTCAACCACTTTCGCGTGTTCAACTGTTGCGTTGTTTTGGTTCGCTTGTTTCAAGTAGTTGTAAGCAATTGCGCGAATGGTGTCCTTCGAATACTTCACATAGTATTCTTCGTTCGTCTCGTCGTTGCGTCGGTATATGAGTTGGTCGGGAATAAGCAAAGCTCCATACAACAGACCTCTAAAATCTTCTTTGAACTTCACGTTGTGTTGTTCTGATAGAGCGACAAAGTCTACTCCGATTGCAGGTTGTTCTACTACGCTGATAGCGTATACTCCTAATAGACCACCTTCGTCTATTCCGTATTCAATAACTTTAATTTTTTTCATTGTTTATCCTCCTAATCTTGATTGATTTTGTATTAATTGTTGAGCCTCTAAATTGCTTGACACTTGACCGCTCACGACGTACGCTTGCAGCGGTGGTTGTTGTTGGTTGGGTTGGTTGCCTAAGAACGCGAAATTCGCAGGTGAAGGAGCGGTTGTTCCGCTTGATGAAGGAACATTTAGACCGCCACCGCCACCGCTTTGACTTGTGCCTTGAAATTGTGTTTGTTGTATCTTGATTACGTTTGCAAGACCTGCGGTTAATGCAATACCCGCTTCAACAAATTGCGCTCCTGTTGCAAGTTTAGCAGGATTACCCCCTGCCGTTAATGCAGCGTTTACCGCTTGATAAGTATTTATAATTGCTTGTGATAATGAAAACGCTTTGTTTATCTTGAATTGATTTCTTGCAGCCGTTTCGCTCTTTGCGTTGAAAGCACTTGTTAAAGCACCTAACGCACCAAAAGCATCTGAAGCCATTTGAACACGCTTTGCTAAAATTTCTTTTTGATGTTGTTCTACTTTATTTTGTGAGTCAATAATAGCTTTTGAAAGTTTTTCTTCTTGTGAAACAATGTTGTTCACAACCTTTTCATTCAACTCAATTCTTTTTAAACCTAACGATTCAACTTTATCGAATTGAGTTTGCGCTCTTACTGCGTTATCTTCTTCAATCTTCTTAACATCTAACCCCATTTGAGCAATGGAGTTGGCTAACTGCGTTTGACTTAACAACGCTTGGTCTTCCATTTCTTTTATAGCGTTAATCTGTTCCGCTGTGTTTCCGAATATAGCGTCAAGAACTAAACTCTGAGCGTTAGCGATTGTGTCGTAAGCTTGAATTGAAGTGTCTACTGTTATACCTACATACGAAAGCAACTCTTTTGTTTTGGCGAATATTGTATCAAATACATAAGCCATTAATTTTGGAATAGCAAGACCTACCTCTTGAATACCTTTTAGAACCATTTTCAGATTCTCATTTCTTTTCAAGTCTGCCTTTGCGTTCTCGATATTTTGAGCGTCTGTAATTTTCTTTTGCTCAAGCAACGCTTTTGCTTTTTCTTTTTGAGCAAGTAGTATTTCTTTGTCGGTCATTCCCTGCTCTTTCATTAAGGCAGTAGACGCGTTTATGATGTCATATTCTAATTGTCTTGCCTTCAAAGAAGCTTCGTTTGCTTTGGCTGCGGATTTCATTTTTTCCGTTAAACCACCCATTGCCGCGTCAAGTCCAGGCATTGCTTTTCTCAACTTGTCCATATTCATTACAACAGCAGCAATAACACCACCGAGCAATAAAATAGGATTTGCCATAATTGCTTTTGCAAGATTAAAGAACCCACCGATAAGACCACCGATTTCTTCTTTCATTGTCTTAAAGTCAATGCGACCAACAGCACCACCCATTGCAGTAAGTGCCTGCCCTGCTCCCTTTAAATCCAAATCCATAAGACGTCTACCAAACAAACCAACGTTATTCGAAAGACCTTCAAAAGCATTACCTGCGTTGGCACTAATCTCAGCGGACAAGTCGCTTATATTGTCCTTTAACTCAGCCGCTCTTTTGGATGCTTTTGCAAACTCCTCGCTCGATTGATCCATCGACAGCAACTGCTGATTCAGCGCACGCAATTCCGCCTTTGCAGAACTGAATCCTTTCGCTGTGTTTTCTGCTGCGTCAGCCGTCTGATTGAGGACGGTGACACCGTTCGTCTTTACAACTAAATCAATTGTATTCGCCATTATGAGAGTAGTTTATAAAGTATAAATATCCAAAAGGCGACGTTTACAGAAATTCGAGTAACTTTCCAAGCATAGTGCTTCCACAACTTGAGTTGTCGCTTACCATTTGCGACCTTACCGAACTCAGTTTCAGTCTTGATATTTAGTTTTAAAAACTCTAAACAAGCCAACATCGCGTCGGCTTTATTTTGAAGATGTACTTTTGAAGTCTGTTCCATTTGAAATAATTGTTATTGTGTCACCTGCTGCGCTTAACGTTACGCTTCCGCTACCTTCAACCGTTTCTCCCGTGTATGCTTGCACTGTTAAAGGGTTAGCACCAGAAACAACGCGTTGAATAATCAATTCACGTCCTGCTGTTGTCGTTGCAGAAGGCAAATAGATTGTTATTCCATTCGATGTCGTATCTGCGAAAATCATTCGGTCGAAATTCGTTACAACGTAGTCGGTGGTTATCGTCTTAACTGGTTGCGAAACACCTGCGCTAAATGTAACAGGCGCACCGAATCGCGTTGGTGCTAAAGAAGGTGCTTGTTGTGTGATGAAAGAACGCGTACCAATGTTTGGTATCGAATAACAATTGTTCTTCGCGGAGTTCCAATAGTAGCCAAATCGACGACAACAGTCTTCTGTTACTGTCGCAGGATCACCATTCGGTGTTTCCCAATTCAACGTCTGATTCAAGTTCGCGGAAACAGGCACAATGTCGCAGTCGTTGTCGATGTCAAGTAAGCGAATAAGTTTCACTTTTGTAACGTCTTGTTCACCTACCACATAACCTTCGATGTCGAGAACGCGCCACCAAGAATCGACAATCCATATTTTATCCGACCATTGAAACGTGAAAATATCGTTCAAAGTAAGTGCGAACATTCCTTCCATTATTCTCGCTTGTCCGTCGTATAACTCGCGGTAGTAGTTGCGCCACCAACGGTTGTATAAGTTGTTGTAAGGGGGCGCAATGATAGT